TCAAGTCGATGACATAGTCACGTGGGTCTGGGTATTTCGAATAGTCGCGTTCGCTACTATCGATTTCTAAGGTGTGGACCTCCATTAAAATTTAGGTATATAATTTTAATGAGTGTTTCTATTTAATTAATGGACTTGCTGAAGGGGTTGTTCGCAAGTTGGTTTTTCGCTAAATCTAAACGGTTACCCATGACATGGGGATTGGGAGCACCCTTATAGGGGTTAAGCTCAGTATACTTATTGACCTGGTAGTTCTGTGTCCACCCACCGTTCGCGGCACCTGTGCGTCCATCGATCCGAGTCTTATCGTGACGAATCGTCGTCAAGGCACCGTGCTGGTTGACAGGCTTCTCACGGACGTTCATGCGGCCTGGGTTACCCATACGATTAGGCTTAGCACGACGTTCGTCGGGTCGAATACCGAAGGCGAATTGCTGGTCGACACTGTACCCAGCGTGACCATTGGTTCCTTCAACACCCATGCGAGCCGCCGGCGAAACCGTGTAGCCACCATAGAAGTTTGTGATACCCGGTGAAGGGTTGTTCACATGCATAAACTGAGCATCGTGGATGTCCTCCTTGTTACGAGTGGGGTTCTGGGGCAGTGTCTGCCCCGGAATGAAACGACGACCCGGTGTCTTGTCGAGACCATCCGCCCGGTGACCAGTCTGAGAACGATTGGTCGTTCGCATCGCCTTCTGATGCGAAGCCCGAGGGACAACACCATTCATACCCTGGGCACGACCGAGGGTCGGGGGGCGACGCTCGGGAAGGTACGCAGTCTTCTCTGGATGATTGTAGCTCACCATACCAATCTCTGCACGACGACCACCCTTCGTGTCGACGGCAGGACCGGAACGACCAGGTAACGTGGTAAGACGATACGCACCAGTGTTGACAGGGTTCACTCTGAAAACCTGTTGGTAGCCACCAGCCGACTCGACGTCGGCACCGACACCGAGACCTGGGCCGACCAACTTTTTCTCGACTGGAGAAAGATTGTTCATCCGACCCTGATCATAGAGACGACCACGCATGTCGAGAAGTTCTTGACCACCGGTCCTATTTTGTGGGGCGATAACCGAAAAGGAATCGACTTCGGATTTACGATCAGTGAATGGATCAGAGAATTCGATTTCTTCATATTCGGTATCATATAATTCGGGCTCCTTCTCCACAACCTTTTTGGGCTGCTCTGGAACCTCACTCAGTTTACGACCGGCATAGATGAGACCGGCGACAGCCAATACGGACACGGGGTCTGCCATTCTTACTTGATGATAATATTTTTATTGGGGTAAATATCTTTGGTTAAACATACTGTTCTGGATGTGGGCACGTGTGCTGAGTGGCTCATAGGTACGGGTACGAAGAGGCACCTTGCATGCTACATCATTGAGAGGGAAGAACCCACTTTCATGGGGCTTGACGACAACCTTGTTGAAACGAGTCGTCGCTTGGGGACGAAGTTGGTCACTGACTTCAATGTGTTGAGCTGGGGAACCCTTGCCCGCCATATAGGGAGCAGTCCCGAACACCATCGTCGAAGGACGACAGCAGTAATTAAGGGCACTGGGTTGTGGGTACACGAAAACATCATCAGTCGCCTTGTTAGTGGGAACACCACCACCATTGACGATGTTCAGTCCTGGTTGGAGTTGATACGCCATTTATTATTACGTGAGAAAATTAAGCTGAATGACCGGCCCTCAAACCGGAACCCCTGTGCATACCCGTTCGCTTACCACTGGGATCCAGACCCCCGAAAGCTTCGAGCTGAACACCACGGGCATTGGGGCTACAGAAAGTTCCATCCGTCTTGCACATGGGTGCCATCTTTTTACCATAGCACCATTCCGCGAAGCCGGTCTGGTCACCTGCAGCAGTGGTCACGGGATTCGAAACAAACTGCCTGGCCAACGCATTAGCTTGATACTCGGGAAGAGCTGTCCTGGAACGACCCGGGGCGTACTTGGTACGCCTCTCAAGAGAATCACTGATACCGTTTCTAACAGAGGAATGATAACAGGCCGAAGGACGATCTGGGCGATCCACGAAATCCGACAATAACATGTTACCCATGGGATTGTCATCCGTGGGCAACTGACAGTTGGGGTCAGCATCGTCGGTGACCATCGTGGGGCGAGCAGACCCCTCCTTGACCATGTCAGAGTTGTACATGACATACAACACACCCAGTACCGTCGCGGCTAAAACGAAGATCCGAGGATCTCGACGAATCAAATAGATAAAGCACGCAGCGTAGATGATAAAACGTGAAGCAGCGTTCACACGTTCTGCCGCTGTCTGCTTGTTGGTGGGCCAGAACTGCAGAACCTTTTCGCGATTAATGAGTTCTTGTGGGTTGTCAAACCAGACCTTCATTTATATAGAGTGAGTTTATTTTTTCATCATGCTGCTAAACATGCTCATGAGAGCCTTCTCATCAATCTGACCATCACCGGATTGCATCTTGTCGGCACAGTCCTTGGCGACGGACTCGATGACGGATAACGTCTCTTGGGGGATTGCAGTGATGGTCGTTCCGAGCATGTAAAGCGTTTGAAGGTACTGCCACACGGCACCCTTCGTAGCATCAGACATCTTATCCTTCCAGTACTCCTCGATGTTGAGATCCTGGAGAAACTCAATACCCTTGATGTCCTCGGTGAAGAACGTCTCATCCTTCTGGGTAATCTTCTGGGCGTACGCACCTACACCACCCATGTAGGCCTCGACACACTTGCGAGGGTTCGTAGACTTTAGAAGATCGAAGGAAGTCATGAACTTCTTGATACCCTTCTCGTTGGGGAAGGTCTTATGCAATTCCACAAGAAATTGACCCATCATATCATTGAATGCCGATACGGAAGCCATATTTATAGTAACTTGTGTGGTTTAATCTTTAAGTTTAGAAGGGCTCACTCGATATGACTTCCCTCTGTGCTAAACCATTCGCGACGATAAAGTACACGAGGATGGCGTTAAGTACAGCGGGCTTGACATAGCTGCTGTTGGGGAGTTTTCCTTCGTTGTTAATACGAGATCTGGCGTGAATGTAGCCAGCCGTGATCATCGCCGCGATGAGACCGGCCCACATTGGGTCGCGAAGATAGTCTGAGAGTTCCATTTAATTATACCCAACTTTTTTTGTTCTCTCATCGGCAGCATCATTGAAGAAGACGTCATCTTCGCCTGTTGGTTCCGGTTCAGGGTCTGGAGACTGGACACTGTGAATCGTCTTGAATTCGTTGGCAAGACCGCTGGGTTCGGTCGTTGGATCGAAGGGTGGGGGTGCCTCTGGTTGGGTCTCGACGATGGGCTCGGGCTCCGGCTCCGGCTCCGGCTCGGGATCGGGCTCCATCGGGGGTTCGTCATACACATCGGGGTCTTCGGTGTCGGCAAGTTGCTCATCGTCATCGATGCTGATGTTACGATCAGTCTGAGACATGTACGTCTGAAGAATCTGTTGAACGGGAATCAACTCCTTGACAGTGTTTTCGATGCAGATGGTGATTCGGTTGTAGAGTTTTTCGTCGCGGATGTGTTCAGACTGTTCTTCATGATAGATGTAGGGGTCTCTGTACAATTCTTTCGCGACATTATCGTAGCACGTCTGAATGAAGACTTCGTTGGTGGGAACCTTCAAGGAAATCTTTTTGTTCTCTGCCCTGAGACGCACAGATGAGAGAATCTTGACACAACTGACGAATACCGCAGCCAAAAGATCCCCGAACCATGCACAACGGGACGTGATGTTATCACTGTGACGCTTCGACATCGCGTTACTCCAGTTTGGAACTTCCTTGAGTAGTTTCTGGAACATGATCAAAACCTTGCGACCCTTGGAGAGCTTGTTAGCCTCTTCATACATTTCGGCGAATACTTCAATGATGGGAGGACACATGACATGAGAAAGCTGTCCAAGGTATTCCTTCTTGGCTTCAACTAGAATTCCAAGTGGTTCAGACATGTTATACTAAAGGAGGATACAAAAATTATCAAAACTACTACGCACCACTTCTATATTTATTAGCCATCTTTTTGAGATTGATGAAGGAAGGTAGATCACCATCATCACTCGGAGTCTCTGGTATTTTATCCCTCTGTTGAGAAGACCATGTTACACATAGATCAATTTGGGATAGCACCTGTACCCTGAAACCACCGAGTTCGAGTTGTCTCTTTAGATATGTACATGCATGAGAACGATCAAACGTTGGGAATCCAAACACTACAGATGGTACACGAAGAAATACACATTTACCCCCCAGTTCAACGGTGTGGCGTATTTTTCTAGAAAATTGTTCGTAAATTTTCTTGTACAGTTCCTTCTTGTTCTTCTTTCTACTTGATTCAATGTTTACTATTTCAGAAACATTGATCATTATAATTACTGTAATTTAATTTTCGCCTTTTCTAACTCAGCGACGGTCGGGACGACACGCTCTTTTACTAGCTTGTACTGAAAGAATTCTTTAGCCTTCACATCACTTTCTTCGTAGGGGCGAGTGTCGCCGGGGAGTTCGACATCGATGGGTTGCCTGGTAGATCCGATAACCTTGACAATGGGCTCGACGCGTACATCAACCGTGACGCTAAAACCAGACACGAAGTCAACTTTCGAAATTACCATAAACATGCATCGATAAAAGTAGTCATTCGTTTTAGGGTGTTCGAACTTCTTCGCCGCGATCGTTTCGATGATATAGGTGGGCTTCTTGTACTTCTCAGACACATGCTTGTTTGTCGCCATCACAAGCTTGTTCATCAGGTCGTGTCCAATCTCAGCCTTCTTTTCGACGTACTCGTCAATGTTCATCATCTTCTCGACTTCCTTTTCCCGCTGGGTCTTTTGTGTTCCTGGAAGAAACAGAACAACCAGGGCGATCGCCAGAGCGATGAGAATGTAGACACTGTTCATTATTACTATATGCGTTAATTTTTTTTCAGAAATAAATGAGATATTTATAGTATGTCTCTTCTGGTATATAGTCCAAACTGTCCCCACAGTATTGATATTATCGAGTACGTAAAAAACAATCCTCAACTCAAGCAGTTGATAAAGTTTCACAACATCAACACACATGGTATCCCCTACAACTATAAGTCGAGCATCAATAGGGTGCCGACCATGTTGACGAAGAATGGTAAGCTTCTTGTTGGAAAAGAGATCAAGAACTGGCTGACATCTTTGCTACCCAATAATGATCTTTCACATCACGATTTCGGTGCCTTTGGAACATCAATGTCTTCCATAGACGGCAAGGATTCTGATGACTCGGTGTTCAGTCTCGACAATTATGGTGTTTCTCTTCAACCGGCGATGACCAAGGAACTCGAAGAGCGGATTAATCGCAGCGTGAATGAAGCATACAATAATATAAAGAGTTAGTTCGCCTGACCTGTAGTCATGAAACTTGTAACGATTCAGGCCTCGGCTATCAAGTCGACATTTGAAGTTCTCAAAGACATTCTCAACGACGTGAACATCTATTTCAAGGAAGATGGTGTATATATTACCAGTCTAGACACTGCACGAGTCGCACTCGTGGATGTCTTTCTCGCAGCTGAAAATTTTGATGAGTATGAATGTACACAACCAATCATTGCAGGAATCAACATCACAAACACCTTCAAACTTCTCAAGACGATCACCAACAATGACGTTCTTAAACTGGGTGTGAGCAGTAAGGAGTTTATGGATATCGAAATTCGTAGCGACGCGAAAAAGACGACGACCCAGTTTCAACTGAAGCTACTTGACATCAACGAAAATCGTATCGAAGTTCCTTCTCAGGATATGACGACAGTGACAACGATGCAGTCTGCTGAATTTCAACGAATGTGTCGTGACATGTCCAATATCGGTAGTACGATTGAAATTATACGTGATAAAAACATCCTCAGACTGAAGTGTGAAGGTGATTTTGCCAACCAGGAGACGGCAATTGAATGTGTCGAAGAAAGTCCATATATTGCAGGTTCCTACTCATTGAAATATATGAACACCTTTACCAAGGCGACAAGCATGTGCTCTTCTGTCCAGCTCATGCAAGAACCAGACAGTAAATTTTTAATCCTGAAATACAACGTCGCTGATCTAGGTGACCTCAAGTTCTATCTCGCGTCTAAGGTATCCGAAGACTTGTAATCTCATCCTCATAACTTGAAACAATCTTTGACATTCCGATCGCGTTGGTCAATTTAATTTTGGGGTACAACTCTTTCAAATCCATCGGATCATAACGTAACATGTCACGAATAGGTACGTCTTCTCCGTGAAAATCACTCTTAGGACCTGCATACTTTCTAACCTTACTCGTGATGTCTCTCACAGGTTTATTATTATGGTCAAGAAGCATAGCACTCGTGAGTGGTATATTGAACGATATACCATCATTCATAGGAGTAGGCCAGTCGACGTCAACCTTCTTAGTAATAAATTTGTACTGTTTATTTCCATACCAATACCGAATCCGAAGAATGATATTGTACACATTTTCCGGAATCCGTTCTTCGTGATATGACACGCCCGTCACGTCAACCCAATACCCATCCAACACCTGATCGTCCCACGAGCGAGACTCGCGGTCCCAGAATCCACCTGTTTCCACCTGATATTCTTTATTGTGATCGACGGAGTACTCGAGGGACCGACTTTCAATCTTAAAATCGGGTTTGTCAGTGAGTTTACGGTAAAGACTATAGGCCCATATTATGAGATTACTTAAAAGATTACGAATCATTTATACTAATGGAAGGTAACTTTTTAAGTAGATATAAAAATAAATTAGCACAGTGGTCCAAATCAATCGAAGAAGATTCAGAAAATAAGTCTCGCTACGAATCCGAGATGAGTGATTACATCATCAAGTGCATGCCTTATATGAATAGATACGTCGAGGATGCAGAAGAAGAGACAAACACTGACAATGTATTTAACGTTATCGAGACGAATGGTATCAAACGTAAGGATATCTTCACGGACTATCTCATAGACGTCGAAAAGAAAAACATATACAGACACGTCCAAAAAGAGGAAGAGGTGTGTCCACAGTGTAGTTATAGCAACATCATCTATTTCAGTGATACGAGTGATGCAGTATGTGACTCGTGTGGACTTGTTGTTTCTATACTTACCAACGAAGAACCGACATACAAAGAAGAACAAGAAATCTTTGAAAAAATTGTCAACTATTCGTACAAACGGGAAAATCATTTCAATGAATGGTTGAGTCAATTTCAGGCTCAAGAGATGACAACCATACCACCCGAAGTCGTCGAACAGTTGCGGGCCGAGTTCAAGAAGATGAAAATTAAGAAGCTTGATGAAATTACACATACGAAGGTTCGGCAGCTACTGAAAAAGTTGAAGTGGAACAAATATTACGAACATGTTCCATACATCACAAACATTTTGAATGGTATCAAGCCACCCAACATGCCACAAGAATTGGAAGAACGTCTCCGTATCATGTTCAAGGATATTCAAAAACCGTTCGATGACAATTGCCCGAAGGATCGTAAAAATTTTTTGAGTTACTCCTATGTTCTTTACAAATTTTGTGAACTACTCAGTGAGGACTCCTACCTCAAATACTTCCCACTTCTCAAGTCCAAGGAAAAGTTGTACCAACAAGACGTCATGTGGAAGAAAATATGTAAAGACCTTCATTGGGAATACATACCAACCATCTAAAAGAGACGAGTGAGGTAACTCATTCGTTCATCGATGTTCCTCTTCGTGTACGAGGACGACGTCTTGATGTCGATGAGACGGAAAAAGTATTCCTCAGCCACGTTACATGAGTCTTCGCCATGTTCATTCACGAAAGAGTTCATCTTGTCGACGAACAGTGCAACATTTTCAACGTCCCGCTCATCACATTTGAAGTCGTTGATTGCGAAAATTCGAGCCATGTCCAGAGGAAAGTGTGATCGGATCGAACTCTTATCAACCGGTTGTGTGATCTTGTAGACCGCGTGCAAGAAGTTGATGAAGGTTTTCATTCTCATCTCCACGTCAAAGCCGGGGCTGTCAGTATTCTTCTCGATGTACGTCTTGAGACTGTTGGAGTGATAGCGTCCGGCAGTCTTTGGGTTCGAACTCGTGAAAATGTCGTACATGTTCACAAGGATCGTCACGTCGGCATGCCTGACAGTCGGTGTAAACGTTTCAATCTCTTCCAACTTGTCACTCCGAATATTCTGGATCATCAACATGACAGGGTGATCATCATAGGACCAAGCAATTTCAGTCACCCGGAGAGCATGACCCATTTGGAGAGTTCGGAAGTAGTCACGACGTTCGGCATCCGTGGGGTTGTCGACCGTACACAATTGAATCTGTGTAATGTCAAACTTGTTCCGCTCCCACTTGTCCAATTCAGAATACAGACGTCCATTGTACCTGAACATGTCATTCTGAAACATCGACAATGTCGTGAGTCTCTGCCGACCATCGAGCACCTCTGATTCAAAGATACCAATGTTTCGAGGATTGGTCGCTAGGCTGATGGAAGGGATGGGGTAGGACTTGTCAAGAATGGATGCAATCAGGTTGTGCCTATCTTCAAGAGACCACACATCACCTCGCTGATACGGGGGAGACAGATCAATGATCTTCTCGTTAACCTGGAAGACCAGGTTGGAAATGCAGACGTGACTGTAGTTGAACTTGGGCATTGTGGTGATATGACAATGGCCAACATCAATGTCTACTTAGGTAACGACTTTACGTATTTCAACCTCCCGATTCGAAAATGGTGGGAAATTTATCAAGTAGGCAACCTTTAGATCAAGGAGTCTCAAATAGTTGAGAGCCTGTAGCTCAGCTTGGTCGTTGAGTGTCTTGATCGCCTTGAATTCCAGGACGATCTGAGAATCCACGATGATATCTGCTCGAAGGTTCCCAATCACATGACCTTCGAAGGGTACAGGTACGATTCTCTCAGATTCATAACGTACACCAGCGTTTCGTAAAAGAACTTCCATCGCATTATGGTAGACTCGCTCACTGTAACCGGGACCAAGATCGTTATATATCTTTTTTGCGAAACCATATATATCCATTGTTTGAATACAACTCGAACCTTTAATGACGTATATCGAGTAGGTGAGGAACGACACAGTTATAGCGATTGTGGATTTTCTTGATTTCCTTATTTACATACTCTACCAGTTCTACTAATACACCTCGAAGGTTCTTATAATCATTGGGGTTCAATACATACTGTCTCAACATGTCACCAGCCGTATCGATAAACATCTGGTGGATGTTTCGTATGTCGCGATTTTTTTCACGGAGTTTATCCCTTCTCTGTAATTCTTTCTTGAACCGAAACTCGTCAATGTCATTCAACATGTACGAGACCCTCAACCACATGTTGTCATTGTCATAAATTTCGTCGTATCGATAATACATGTCACGATTGTATTGTGATATAATTTTGCGAATATGTGTCATAAACTGATTGTATCGTAGTTCCTCAAATCCGGGAACACCACCACATGGGATATCCCCATGTTCACGACTTGTGAAATGTTTGTTTTTGAATTCCATGTAATGAGGGTTATGTATTCGCCCAGTCTCTATACGACCAGTGTCCCAACTAAATGCGGTATGACAATCGATACACCACATCTGTGCACACCCGTCAATCTTATGAATCATCGTTCCACATTTGGGACATGGTTTCGTGTCACGCTTCAATAACTTCATCGTCTTAACAGAGTCTGGATTACACACGTGTCCATCTTCTATCAACTCGTTACACTTTTCACAAAAGGTGTTCTGACATATACCACAATACCACTTTTCATCTATGAACCCCTTACATTCTTCAGATGGACACTTTCTCGTCAACTTTTGCCTATCTTCTACAACGTGTGTTCTTCGACGCAGGTCCATGAGTTCACTGAAAGCGGCTGTCATTTCGTCATTGAGTTCCCTCAATTCAGTAAACCTTCGACGCTCTTCCATGGAAATACCCTGTGAAGTGTAGTGGTTATGTAAAACAACCAAACGATCCCTCAAATTGTCAACTTTTAGATTGAGTCTTCGCATGTGTAGTATTCGCTCAACTTCGGGTTGTGTTTCGGGCATTCGTATTTTTTCACGATCAAATAAAACATCTTCTCGGTGTCGTTTGTACTCTCGATGTATGAAATG